TGTATGGTGATCCGCATCCTGTGATGACAACTGATTGTCCTTCGGTAAATTCATGAATTCCTAGTGTGGTAAATGTAGCAACATTGTCTGACAATGAAGTCGCTTGAATTGGACTTTTGAATGTTGTGAGCATTGGCAGAATAACTGTTTCTGCTGTGTCAATAATTTGGTTTAAGTAAGTATCATCATATAAAGCAGACGACACGCCAAGCACGCTTCTCAGCTGTGAGGCTGTAATTATGGTTGGCATGTCATCTCCTTACTCCCTTAATGGATGCCTAGAATCGGGAGCAACTCTAGGCACTCAGTTAAATTGCTTAGTTCTTGTTGAACCAAACTCCGCCACCAGCAAGTTTTACTGCTAGTGCGCCATAGCCATAATAAGCAACAGATACTTGACCAGTTGCTGTGATATCGGAACGAAGTGTCAAGCGTGGGCTCTCATACCATGTGAAAGCATCTGGATTTACAACGATCATTGACTGATCTCCGGTTGTGTAGCCATCAAGTGAGCGAGAAACATAAAGATCCAAGCCAGCAACATTTCCACGAAGTGATGTAGGAACTACATTTCCACCTGCGTTTTGTGGTTGTGATGCGTTGTAGATTGGGCGACCGCTGTCGTTGTAGCCCATAATGTTGCCCCATTGAGTGCTATTAACAATTAAGTTGCGAGCAAATCCAAGTGAGCCAGAATAAACAGATGCAGCAGCACCTGATACATATGCTAGAAGTCCAGCAGCTGTGTTATCTGCTGTTGCTGTCAAAAGTGAGCAAGATGATCCTAAAACTCCTGCAACATATGAATCTGTGGTCTTTGCATAAGCAAATTCCATTTGACGAACTAACTCATCAAAGAACGCTGGAGAACTTCTATCAAGCAGCTCAACTGAAAATGTCTGGCCGCCCGCAAACTTCTTAACATCAACAGAAACGAATGATGAAGTCATATCGGTTGTGTCGATTGCTGCTGCCTCTGCCTCTAGTGCAGTTGTTGGCACAGCTGTAATTTTAGGAATTTCGAATGTCATACCAGCAGCAGGAAGTGTGCCACGAGATAGAGCATCGATTAATCCACGATCAGCATTTGATAGACCATTGATGATCTCTGTTGATTGTGGTGTTGGAATTAAGCCAGCAACTGTGCCGGTTGTGTCAGCAGCCATTACATATTGACGGCTTTCCTCTGAACCTAGTGCAGCACGAACTGAGTGCTCCAAATAAGTTGCTTTTGAATTGATTGGTGAGCGTGGCTTTGTATAGGCAACAGACTGAGCTGCCACTACGACCACAGGCTCAGACTTTGCAGCTTCTACCGCTTCGGTTGCGATAGGAGCATCTGAAGTAATATCAGACACTTTGTCCTCCTGTGTTGTTTGATCCTCAGCGGTTGCTTCGGAATTCTCTGGTGTATTTGTTGCAACTACTTTTTCAACCTTCGCTGATGCGATTGCTGGATCAGACACCAAACTGACTTCAGACAATGAACTCTTTGAAATAACCATTGCGCCATCTTTGTTATCCCAAGCATCAACCATTACGCCAACAGAAAATCCATCTCTTAATCCTGTGGCTGCTTCCTCAAGAGCATCATCAGCTGCAAAAGTTTTTGCAAGTTTGAATGTGCCTTCTAAACCTTGATCGTTTGCAGTAATGTCAATTAACTTACCTAATGGGCGAGTTTTGTCATGCTCTAGTAGCAACTTGACAGGCTTTGAAAAATCAATGCTGTCTTTAGCAAATACTGTTTTACCCGCTGATGTATTTCCAGCCTCATTCCAAGAAACAATTGTTCCTGAAATTGTTCGCTTGTTTGTATCGGCAGCGGTTATGGTAATTGGGAAATTAATCTTCATCGGATTAAGTCCTCCTCCTCTTGGATTTGCTCAACGCTCATTGCGCCAATGCGGTTTAGGATTTCATAAACTTGCGCACGCTCTAATGCAGATCCACGCAAGAAATCATCAATGTCAAATCGAACTTCAACACCATTTGGAACAAAATCAGCAGCAGATAATCTTTGCTCTATTGGAGTTATGATATTTCTCAAGCTGAAATCGATAAGGGCTTTTCTTTCCATAACAGTCGTGCTATATGTCATGCTTGTAGTTTCAGCAGATAAAAATGATGCTGGAATACCAACTGCTCTTGCAATTTCAGTTGCAAGATATTGGCGTGCTTCATTTAATTGCAATTTTTGTGGATCAAAGCCAAGAGCATTTAATTCCACATCAGCATTTAAGAATGCAGTTGCTCTTGTATTTCTAGCAACCTTCCATGATTCAAGAAGTTTTGTAATTCGCTCTGGAGTAAGATTTGTGCCATTTGATTTTAACACCATTGTAGGAACTGGCTCTTTAGCGTATAATTCCGCAGCCTTTTCCAATTCTTGAGCAGCTCTTATTGTGCGACCGGCACGATTAAGCACACCTTCATCTAATCCACTAAATACAATTAAAGATCCAATACCTGATGCTGGAACATGCATTCCATCAACCATGTATGAAATAATTTCGGTTTGATTTGCATTTAAGTTATAACTGACTCGATCAGGTGCAACTCTTGTCCATGCACGAACTCTGCTATTGTCGGAAGCGGCATAACTGTCCAAGACAATTCCATACCCGATCCCGTGGAATAATAAATCCTCGCACAACCATGCGTAAATTGCTGATCCTGCAATTCTTGGATCTGGTTGCATAATAACTCTCGGTGGATCTAAATGTTCTTTTGTAAAATGATTATAAGTTTCTAAAGGTAGCGAACCAATTGTTGAGCAGATAATGTTTCTTGCTCTTGCGACAGATGGCACAGACATTGCTTGTTCTCTTGTTGCTGTTTGTGCGCCATAAAATAATCCGCCAACAGCTGATTGCAAATTGTAAGGAGTGTTGGCTGCTGCAACATCTACTGTTGGTGTGATTGCGGTATTTGTGATAAATCGGTCGAATAATCCCATTAGCACATAATATACCATAAATGCAATTTATCCGACTTGAATATCAATTTCCGTTTCTTGTTGTGTCGCAAAATAGGTTGCAAGACTACTGGCAACAGCTGCACAAACGGCGACCCTGCTCGCTCTCCTGCCAATAATCCAAGATCCATCTCCGTATGGCAATTTAGCAGCCGATAATGTTTGTTGAGTTAATTCCTCTTGCCCACCATGTTGCAAACGATGGCTGTTTATAGCCCCAAGCCAACGATCACAACTTTCTGCATAAATAGCCCCATCCATGTCAGTAATTGGGATTCCGGCTGGGACGAGCCGACTGGCAACCGCTTGAGCTGTTCTTTTGCTGTAAGCCACAGTCTGAACATTGTATTTTCTTACATAAGGTGCAATATCATTTGCAACTGCTAAATCATTGATTGAATAATCATTTGACCAAGTATGAAGTAAAACTAAATTAAATCTTTCGCCTGATAGTTTTTGAGTTGCGACTAATGCGCCAAACTTTCGATCTGGACTTAAATCCAATCCAAACCAAGTTTCTTTTTCAGGATCTAAAAGTATTGGTTCAGTCTGACACAATCCCCACTTTTGTGCATCGATTGCGCTGTTAATTGTGTCTACCCACTGCGCGAGAACCTCGGTTCGAACAATATCCGGCGGATCATTAATAACCGCTTTTAAGTTATCTGGGTGAATTGTTATTCCCAATGATGGATTGGCTTGAGCGAATGCACTCCAATTAATCTCGCCTGACGGAAGCAAGATCGGAGCATCAGGTTCTGCACTCCACTCAAACCAACCAATCGGATCGTTGGTTGTAGCTGAAGCCAACGCCCTCTCACGCAATTTGTTTAGGATTACGGAATGTTGATCTCCTGCTGATGAATAAACCCATACTTGCGGATTCTTAGCAGCCATCATGGAATATCGCATTGATGACCAAGCATCCTCATCTTTGTATTCACGCAACTCATCAAGATGTATCGTTTCTGGTCTACTCAACCCTCTCGCAGCATTGTTAGCTGCTTTTACAACAAACCGCCTATTGCCAAACAATTCAATTTCCTCAGCACCATGTTGCCAGCGGATTTTCTTTACTTCCTTTTCTAATCTTGGATGCGTTTCAATCAATCCAACAATCTGTCTGAATG